ATGCTGATGAGAAGATTAGAACTCAAATTGACAGTTTAAAACGTAGACAAACATTATGGCTTGCTAAACATGCCGAGGACGTTGCTAAGATACAAAGTGCGTTAGATAACTTGTTAAAATTAGATATCAACAGTGAATTAGATGCTCATAAACAGTTGGTAGTGTTTAATCAAAAAGTTAAAGATTTCAATGACTTATCTACTTCTATTACTAGAGCTAACTCTGACATTAAACGTGAAACTACTTCTATTACAAAACTTGAAAAAGAAATAGCTGACCTTAAAGAGCACAAGTGTTATGCTTGCGGGCAAGAGGTTCACGATGACAAGCACGAAGAAATACTTAAAGGAAAAGAAGACACGCTGTCTACAGCAACAGCAGAGCACAGTGTTCACTCAGAATTACTAGAGCAACTAGAGCAAGCATTAGTTGAAGTTGGTGAAGTAGGGGACAAACCCAAAACATACTATCCTACAGAACAAGATGCGTTTGAACATAAAAACTCATTAACAACCTTGCAAACACAATTAGAAAGCAAGCAAGATGAAATAGACCCGTATGAAGAACAAATTGAAGAAATGGAGGCTACTGCACTTAGTGTCATAGACTTCAGTATTATGAATGATCTTGATAAACTTAGAGATCACCAAGAATTCCTACAAAAACTGTTAACTAACAAAGACAGTTTTATTAGAAAAAGAATAATTGATCAAAATCTTAGTTATTTAAATGCTCGTTTAGGTCAGTACTTAGAAAGAATCGGACTGCCACACACAGTCACCTTCCTTAGCGATCTTTCTGTAGAGATATCTGAATTAGGCAGAGAATTAGATTTTGACAATCTAAGTAGAGGCGAACGTAATAGATTGATCTTGTCACTGTCATGGGCATTTAGAGATGTCTACGAGAGCCTCTACGACCCTATAAACTTATTGTTCATTGATGAACTTATTGACTCAGGTATGGACCAAAGTGGAGTTGAATCTGCATTAGCCATACTTAAGAAGATGTCACGTGAACATAAGAAATCAATTTGGTTGGTGTCGCACAAAGACGAGCTGTCTAGTCGTGTTAACAATATATTAACTGTGACCAAAGAAAACGGTTTCACTACCTATGGTACTGATGTGGACACTATCTAATGAAAATAACACTACAGTTAGAATTACAATGTGGTAATCGGGGGTGGCCAGAATTTGATTTTAACTCTCCGATAATTGAAAAAAAGTTAGTCGTGGTAAATAATATGCAACGACACGAATACTATACTCTAAACGTTGCTGATCACCTAATACTTACTAACAGAAACAAATCAGATCAAGACACAGTTATGGTCAATGGACAAACTATAAAAGATCAGATATTAAGAATTAAGAACATCTGGATAGATGATATAAAAGTAGATATTAATTTAATTAAACCATATACTAATTTTATTCCCCAATATCAAATTGGTTATTTTAAATACTGCAAAGATAATAACATTGTTGTTGAAAAAGAACTTGTAACATATGATATATACTTTAATGGCGACTGGAGTTTTCCAATACATTCTAATTTTTGGATATGGTATCAAAAAATTAGAGAAAAACAAGATATAGTTGGGTTATCCCAAAATGACGTTGACAAGTACATTGGTGTTTTAGATTTAGAATCCCAAAAAATGTTAGAACAACTTAAAAAACTATTAAACTATAATGACAGACCAAGTTAAGGTATACAAAGACTTTTTTAGTAAAAAAGAAATTGATCAGATAAGCGATCTTTGCTATTCTATTGGTACTAATCTTGATTATTACGGAGACTCTGGTGTTATTAAAAATGATCTAATAGGAAAATTTAATCTTCTAACAGATGTGGATGCTCCGTTAATTTACAACCTACTAGGTAGACTACGGTCGTTATTTAACAAAGAAATTAAAGTTATTGAGGTTATGTACACTTGTTTATACAATTCTTGGGACGTACACACTGACTTTACTAGACAAAACACTGTTGGATTTATTCCAGCTGGAAATTTTTGTATACCGTTAGACGATATTAACAGCCGAACTATAATGTTTGATCAACGAGGTGATTATACTGAGTTTTTTAAGTATAGAGACCTACATGCTCCTATAGAAAACTGTATCACCGAAGAGTTCTGGGACGAACACCTAGATCATTGCTGGCCAACAGACCGTCGGTATCTAAGCCATTCTGGAGAGTTGCTACCTTATCAACGTAAAGGGCAATTGATATACATACCTAGAGATTTATTTCACAGTAGTGATAATTTTCACAAAAAATGTCCTGTTCCTAAAAGATTTTTACAAGTATTAGTTGATTATTATGTTTAATCAGGTTGCATTACTTAGTTTACCTAAACAAGACTTGTTGCGTCCACCTGGTGCGTTACCAATCCTAGCGTCTGCATGCGAAGAAAAAAATATAAACTATGAAGTTTATGATTTTAATTTATGGTTATATCGTAATGTAGATCCTACAATGTGGAATAAAATTGATAACAACTGGAGCACGATTAATCCCTTTAAGGATAAAGATGCTCTTTATTATCAAATATTTGTTAAAAAGGTTAAAGAATATATTGATATACTCATGGCAAGTAAGCCTGATTTAATTGCAATTAGTGTGTTCACTGATGAAAGTGCGGTGTGTGCAAGTGAGGTTATTGCTTATTTAAATCAATTGCCCGACAGGAGTTTATTTAAAATAGCAATTGGTGGTAGTGGTATACGATGTAAGTACATCCAGGAACTTACTAACAGCAAAGAGCTATGTACTTTTTTACTAGAAAATAACAGCATTGATCATTTTATGTTTGGCGAAGGTGAGTTAGTATTTCGAAAATTATTAGAGCAAGATTTTAATTTTGGGGGGTTGGATAACTTTGATGCAACACAAATAGATGATTTAAATCAATTTCCTTTTCCTAGTTATAAAAAAATAGATTTAACATCTTATGCTTTTGTAGGACAGCCTGAATTAATAGTTACAGGTAGCAGAGGGTGTGTGCGTAAGTGTACTTACTGTGACGTCGCTAACTATTGGCCCAAGTTTAAGTATAGATCGGGGAAAAACATTGCAGATGAAATGTATTATTATCACACTGATTTAGGTATTAACAGTTACGAGTTCAGTGATAGTTTGATTAACGGAAGTTTAAAAACCTTTAGGGATATGAACAAAGAGTTAATTAAGCACAAAAAGAAAGATCCATCGTTTGATCCTAAATATAAAGGACAATTTATCTGTAGGCCGGTTACTGAAATGAAAGAGCGTGATTATATAGACATGGCTGACGCAGGCTGTAAATATATCTACGTTGGAATTGAAACATTTAGCAATAAAGTACGGTATGATATGAGGAAGAAATTTAATAATGAAGCGATTGATCACCATTTAGCAATGTGCGGAAAATATGGCATATCAAACAGTTTTCTTATGTTTGTTGGTTATCCTACAGAACATGTTGAAGATCACACTATAAATTTAGAATATTTAAAACGTTATCAAACATATGCACTTAGTGGTGTTATTAATTTAATAACGTTTGGATACACTGCGGCAATATTAAAAGATACTCCGCTAGACTTACTTAGAGATCAATATAATATACAGAAAGAATACGATAATTTTGAGTACGAAGCAAACTGGGTTAGTTTAGATAATCCAAAACTTACCCTTAAAGAGAGAATTAAAAGATGGGTCGAGTTAGTTAGTTTAGCCGATCAGTTAGGTTACAGACAACCTAGGATCAAAGCATTAATTAATCGATACAACCAAATCTTAGACACAATTAATAATAAGAAACCGTTTATTCCTATTAATTCTTCAGCACTAACACAAGAATACCTAGTTAAAGACAAGTAATTTATCAGGCCATTGCATAGTTGGCTAAATGTATTATGCAACACAATTCTTAATAAGGAATCACATTGTCATACGAAAATCCCTGGGTGTACAAGGACAAGGTCTTTAATACTGAAGACATTGGTGAAGACTATGGTTTCGTTTATAGAATAACAAATACCACCAACGGGCATGACTACATTGGAAAGAAGTTTTTCTGGACAGTTAAGAAACGCCCTCCATTGAAAGGTAAGAAAAATAAGAGAAGATCTACTGTGGAAACAGACTGGAAGACCTACTGGGGATCTAGTGAGCGTTTAACACGGGACATTGAAGAACTAGGCAATAACAAGTTTACAAGAGAAATAATCCACTTGTGTAAAGCAAGAGGCGAAACAAATTACATGGAAGCCTATTATCAGTTTACAGAGAATGTACTGTTGCGTGACGACAATTACAATGGTATTATCAATATAAGACTAGGTATAGGTAGTGTAAAGAATATATTAATAGAAGATTTAAAAAAATAGTCAATGATGCAGATGTATGTCTGTGTCCTGAGGCGATGATAGGGTAATCCCCTATTTGGAACGTGTAGAGAAGACTACACACAGGACGACGCAACAACAACTAGGTGTAAAAACCGAAAGATGTAGGCTCTGAGAAAAAGCAACCTACGTGACTTTGATAATTGGCTAATTACGGTTATCAGAGCATCCGCCAGATGAAGCTAGAGTAGGGGGTACAGGCTGACCGCCTCCATGTAGTAATACAATCTCTTTTAATTAGTATGTGCGTAAGACTCAGATAAAGTGTCTTTCATACTTTGCCTTGCAATAGGTGAAGTATGGCTGAAAGATCTAGATAAAGCAGTTAAGAACAAACAGTATTAAACAGTATTAATCAATAATTAACTTATCTAATTTAAAGAAGAAACTTCGAGTGAAAACGAAGAAGTTAGATGTCATAGACATCTTTAAGAAGCCACAAAAAAGCACTACACGAATGTAATGCTTTGTTTTGCTAATAATTCTATTATAGGTTAAGTGATGTTTTAGCTGTTGCTGTTGCACTAGCTAAGTTAATTGAATCCACTGTTCCTAATGCTACTAATTCTGTTTGCAAAAATGTTACTAGGGTTTCTGCATTTGTACCGTCCCAGGTATCTGTAGCGTTAGTTTGCTCAATTGCAAAAGTCATTACTTGGTTTGTTGAATGTAACTCACTACGTAAAAAGATAGTTGCATGTTCTGAAAGTTTGTTTATTACTGTTTGTATTGTTGAGGCTGGTCCTGTCTTTGCATTAACCGCCGCACCAAAATCTACTTCAAACCATGTTAACGGTCTAGTGCCAAAATATTGTATAGCGGCTATATCAATCGCCACTGGATGTGTTTTTACTACTGTTGCCATGGTATTATCTCCTAATCAAGTTACTAATATTTATCAAGAACGTCAAATCAAAAAAATACCCCAATTAAGGGGTATTTTAATATCTTGTGGAAATGGCGTAAGTCTATGCTTACTTCTTATTCCAAATTGAGTATAGTACCCATACTGCTACCAATCCTACTAAGCCTTCAGCTCCTAAGGTTTTGATAACGCCAGTAACTGAACCGATAACATCAGTAGCTGGTAAGAATGCAACTGCAGATCCTTTGAGTAGAATTTCTAATGCAATAAACATTGCCATTAGTGAAACTGCTACATCAGCGATACCTGCCGACCATTTCTTAATGTGCGTTAATACTTCCATTTTACTTCCTCCTGGGGAAAAGCCCCTGTTATAACTGCATATTGCTATACAGTTTAAATACCATGCAAAACGTCTACCTGGTAATTTATTTAGGTCTCTAACTCAATATATTCTACATAGCTATTAAAGATCTCAATAACGGCATATATAGTGCCAATATTATATTGGTTATAACTCTAACCTAATTATTATAATAGCATATATGGTATTATATGTCAACCGAAGTTTAAAAGAAAGGCATTTTCGTCTTTTTGGTTGTATCTAGGTTTTCTTTGATTATAGCGTTAATGAGGTCACGTTCATCCATGCTAAGGTGCATGCTTTCGGTGTAGCTCAGTCCTCCTCTCATATACCATGCCATCTTTAGTGAATCATTTTTGATATTCTTAACATCTTTTTCTAGACTATCTACCAGATCAGCAATTTGATCAGGACTTAAGGTCAGGAGCTTTATACGAAAAAATTTGACATATCCATTGTAAATGGTTGATCATATTCTTTTTTACACTCTTCATTGCTACACGTAATCTTTAGAGGTTTCATTTCTGTATTTTCTCTAATCCTAGTCAAGTGATCACGTATACGATTAAACACTTCTCTATCAGCATTAACCATAAACTCTTTAATGTGTTCTGGATCAGTTACTGTTTGCCCGTCCGCTTTAACTAACGATATACTATGAGAAAGTGCATTCAGAGATAGCTCTGTAATTTTTTGTAATGCTTGACTCATTGCTGTTAGTTTAGTTTCTTCTGTAGCACCCTCTTGAGTCTCTAAGATCTGCAAAGTTTTTTGTTGTTCAAATTGCACTTTAGCCGCGTCATTAACTTCATGATAACTCAATGGTCTAAAGTATACCTCTAGATCGCCAAGTTGAGCACCTTTAGAATAATCAGGACTAATAAACTTATCAATAACAGTTCTTAAATCTAATGTGTAATCTTGTACTTCTTCGCAATGCGGACAAGTAACAGACATTTCCATTTCGTGGCCATAACTAGCAATCTTAATAGCAGTTAATAATAAATCAACATCAGTTTGTGGTATACTCCACGGGTCCTTTATATTAGGTACACAGCTCTTAAAGATCTGCATAACAGCTGAACCGTTAAACAATGCATCTGGAGTCCTTGCCATTATCTCATCCATTGCGGTCATTGGATATATTGGTATTTCCTTATTCACAGGCATATCCAACGTGCCTTCTGGATAAAATTGACCATCGCTGGGTAATTTTACATAGATCGACGGCTGTCGGAAGTATTTCTGTAAAGGGTTATTTTCAGTCATTTTTAATTACCATAAATAGTGTAATAATACAATATTACTTATAAGAGTATAAAACCAGGAAAAAATAAATGGCGTTAGAAGATGATTTAGATCCCAGGCTGTTGCGAGAGTTTATGTCTCAGATGCAAGCTACCGGCAAAGTAACCGCCGAGCTTGCTGACGAGATAGAAAGGTCTAGTAGTAGTTTTGCAAAACTAAGAAAAGGGGCGTTAGACGTTGCGGCAAAAACTTTTAAAGAAGTAGCAGGTAACAGTAAAGACCTAGCTACAGGACTTATTGGCGGCAAGCGAGGGTTTGACGCATTAAATCCAGCAATTGATTTAGCCGCTGGTGCATTAACTGCTATGACTAGTTGGATTCCTTACCTGGGCAAAGCAGTAGAAACGACTGCGGCGTTAGTAGCCGAAGGCTCTAAGCTAATGCTATCGCAAATACAAAACCAGGTTGATGCCTTCCAACAAGTTGGTGAAGTAGGTGCACTAGGAGCTGACGGATTGCTAGGATTGCAAGAACAATTTCTAGCTTCGGGACTTACTCTACAAAGTTATACTAAAGCAATACAAAACTCATCACAGTCACTAGCACGATTTAGAGGACTTACCGGAACTGGCGCAGAAGATTTTAGCAAGATTGTTGGGACATTAACTCAAGTAACTAAAGGCGGAGACCTTAGTCTAAGAAGGATGGGGTTAAGTGCAGATCAAATGGCGGAAAGCACAGAAGCATTCTTGTCACGACAAACTAGATTAGGGCTAAGTCAAGGACTAAGCAATCAAGTACTAGCACAGTCTACAACCAGTTACATTAAAGAATTAGACATATTGTCTAAGGTAACAGGACTAAGCAGAAAAGATATTCAAAATCAACAAGATCAGGCTCTAAATGAAAGCAGATTCTCTGCAAGTCTTCAGGCAATGAGGGGCACATCTGAAGAAGGTGCAATTGGCAGTATAATGAATTTTCAAACTGCTATAAGCGGATTAGATACAGAGCTTGGCGCAGGTATGAGAGATCTATCTAGTGGATTCACAGCCACAGCCGCGGCAAGACGAGCAGAGCAAGCAACAAATGGGCAAGCTAGTGTCATTATGAAACGGTTACGCAGTGGCCAAATTGACGAAATACAAGCTAGAGCACAGATGAGAGATGCTCTATTAGAAAACAAAGAGCAGATACTATTTGCAGGTAGGACATTAGGTTCCGACAGTATTTTTGGAAATGTAGCTGGTTTAGTCGACGTTATGAATACTGAAATGGACGCAAATGGCAAGTATGTAAGAAAAGCTACTGACGCACAAAAAGGACAAATTGGCGGAACTAACAAATTAACAAATTCAGCAGTATCGGCACAACACGCAATAGAAGGAATGCAGATAGAACTGCAAGAGCTATTTTTTAAAGCAATGCCTAACGCTACAAAGATTGTTGATAGTTTTACAACTACCATGAGAGATGGCATAACAAGATTCAACAACTTGTTAGACGGTAAAGACAATAAAACCCTGGATGATGTGGACGCTAAAAAATCAATTTATGACTATTCAGGGGCTACAGGTAATTCGGCCGTTGATGTTTTCAATTCATTGTCCAAAAATACACCAGTCAACTCATCATATGCCGAAGCACAAAAGAATTTATTAGCCGCAAATATAACTCCGTATTCTAACATAGTTAAAGTAGCACAGGTTACAGGCCTACATGAAGCTAAAAAAGTTGCAGGAGCCAAAGACGACGCTCTAGTATCTAGTGTGTTAGGTATTGAAGCTGTTGCAAAATATGGTGCAATAACAATTGGTGATTTTAAAGAAAAAATAGCTAATATGGATGTTCCGACATCAGGACCAAAACAAGTATATTCATCAATGACTGCAGGTTTAGATACTGTAACACCAGCTATGCCAACAGATGCTGAATCTAAACAACTGTTTAGAGCAACAGACGAGCAAGTAGATATAATGAAAACACAAGTAAGCAAAATGGATCAGATGATATCTGTACTAATGCAATCAAATAATATTAGCAACAAAATATTATCGTCGAGCTATTCGTAAATGGTTAAATTAGGATTGACTATTATAAGTTAATCTGCTAGTATGGTATAGTAACGATAAATATACGCTAAGACAAAAGAGATCACTAATGGCATCATATAAAAAACATTTTAGTTCAAGAACAGACGGCTCACTTAGTCCCATTAGTGGGATAAACACTGACGCTACCAGAGGTGGTGCGTATAGTGGAGGCAACGACTTTGCATTTAGAAACTACCAATCCAGACTTCCAGAAGTATATTCAGGACACCCTAACCGTGTTGAACGATATAATCAATACGAAGCAATGGATATGGATTCAGAAATTAATGCTTGCTTAGACATTATTGCAGAATTTTCCACACAAGCAAACGAAGAAAACAGCACAGCATTTGACATTCAATTTAACGATAATCCAACAGACAACGAAATTGCAATTATCAAAAAACAACTGCAACAGTGGACCAAACTAAATCAATTTGATCAACGTGCATTTAAAATGTTCCGTAATACTATTAAGTACGGCGACCAAGTATTCATCCGTGATCCAGAAACATTTGAACTGATGTGGGTGGATATGTCAAAAGTAGCAAGAGTTATTGTTAACGAAAGCGAAGGTAAAAAACCTGAGCAGTATGTAGTTAGAGATGTTAATCCAAATTTTGAAAACTTAACAGTAGCCGCAAAAACAACACAAGATATAGCAACAAACCCACCTAGTGCAGGAGCAGGGTATTCAGCACCTAATAACTACTCAGCACCTAATGCAACAGGCGGTGGAGGGGGCGGTAGATTCCAGCCTGGATTAAATGAATTATGTATAGATTCTGAACACGTGGTGCATTTAAGCCTTAGTGAAGGGCTAGACAGTGCATGGCCGTTTGGTACAAGTATACTAGAAAACGTATATAAAGTGTTCAAACAGAAAGAATTACTAGAAGATGCACTACTAATATATCGTGTACAACGTGCACCAGAGCGTAGAATATTTAAAATTGATGTAGGTAATATGCCGAGCCACATGGCAATGGCATTTGTTGAACGTATTAAAAACGAAGTGCATCAACGTAGAATTCCGACAATAGGCGGTGGTGCAGGTACTATGGATGCAACATACAATCCACTGTCAATTAATGAAGATTACTTCTTCCCAACAACAGCAGATGGTCGAGGATCATCAGTTGAAACATTACCAGGTGGACAAAACCTAGGCGAAATTGATGACTTAAAATACTTTAATAATAAATTATCACGTGGTTTACGAGTACCAAGTTCATACTTACCAAGCGGACCAGAAGATTCATCTCAAGCTATGAACGATGGCAGAGTAGGCACAGCATTAATTCAAGAGTATAGATTCAACCAATACTGTATGCGTCTACAGAACCAAATTGGTCAAAAGTTAGATGATGAATTTAAAATGTTTATGCGATGGAGAGGATTTAACATTGACTCTGGTGTGTTCTCGATCAAGTTTAACCCACCACAAAACTTTGCATCATACAGACAAGCAGAGTTAGATGCACAGCGAGTTAATGTATTCGGACAAATGGAACCGTTACCTTATATGAGTAAACGTTTCATGATGCAGAGATTCTTAGGACTTACAGAAGAAGAACTTTTAGAAAATGAAACACTATGGGCAGAAGAACGCAACGAAGCTGGTAATCCAGAAGTTGCTGGCTCAGATATGAGATCTGTAGGCATTAGTCCAGGCGCAATCGAAGGAGATCTCGAAACAGGAGACGAATTAGAAGCAGATATGGAAAATCCAGACATTACTGCACCTGACTTAGGCGGTATAGATACACCCCCAGAAGCATAAATAATACTATGATACTAAACGAAATGTACGATAGAGCAGAACCTGGATACCAGAACGTCGACGACGACAACGGTAGAATTAAACTTGGCGATTTACGTAAAACTAAATTAACTCTTAAGCAAATATCTAAGTTAAGACAAATGAACGATATTCGTGCATATGAGCAGTCAGAAAAACTAACAAAAGTTAGAAAACAATACGCACCAGCACTAGAAGCACCTAGTTTCTAGAAATATTACATTTTTGGCCTATTTTGGCCAAAAAACTCCACTATAATTCCCATTCCTATTAAATAGTATACTAGCCTTACACATATATGGAGAAAATTTACAATGGAAAACAAATTCGAACAGTTAATCGAATTCATCATTAACGATGAAGAAGATAAAGCTAAAGACCTGTTCCACGAAGTAGTAGTGGAAAAATCACGTGAAATATACGAAAACTTAATGGCAGAAGATGAAACAGTTGAAGAAGCTGTTGAAGAAGTTGCTGAAGAAACAGTTGAAGAGTCTTTTGAAGATGACACAACAGAAATTGGCGGAGACTCTGCTGATGAACTTATTAGCGACATTGAAGCTGAAGAACAAGGTATTGCTTTAGAAGATGAAGAAGCAGAAGAAGAATTAGAAGACCGTGTAGTTGATCTTGAAGACAAACTAGACGAGCTTATGGCTGAATTTGAAGGCTTAATGGCTGATGAAACAGCACCCGAAGCTGAAGAAGGTGACATGGAAATGGAACCAGAAGCTGAAGTAGATGCTGAATCAGAAGAAGACGCTGAAGAAGAAGAAATGGAAATGCCATTCGAAGCTAAAGAAGAAGCAACTATTGAAGAAGCAGTATCTTTAACACCAGTTAAAGCAGATACAACTGATCATACAGCAACAGGCGGCGGCGCAACACCAGCAAACGGTGGATCTAAAGAGAAATTAGCAGATGCACACCCAGCCCAAGTTGAACAAGAAAAAGGCGCACCAACACCTAAGGCACAAGAATTGCCACATGGTACTACAAAGCCAGATCTTAAAAAAGTATAATAGGGATTAACTAACGAATGACAACATACCTAAGAGAACATCTAAACTTTACCGCGGCTAATATAGTCACAGAAAGCTCAAAAGATGGCAAGGACCTTTTTCTGAAAGGTATCTGTATCCAGGGTGGTGTCAAAAATGCCAATGACCGAGTATACCCAGTTGACGAAATTGAGTCTGCTGTAAAAAGCCTTAATGAACAAGTTAAAGGTGGTTATTCAGTTCTTGGTGAGGTTGATCACCCAGATGATTTAAAAATTAACCTAGACCGTGTAAGCCATATGATCACAGAAATGTGGATGGATGGACCAAACGGTAATGGTAAATTGAAAATATTACCGACACCAATGGGTCAGCTAGTTAAAACTATGCTTGAGTCAGGTGTCAAATTAGGAGTTTCTAGTCGAGGAAGTGGTAACGTTTCCGAAGGCTCAGGACACGTCAGTGATTTTGAAATTATCACTGTCGACATAGTATCTCAACCGAGTGCACCAAACGCTTATCCAACAGCGATTTATGAAGGACTTATAAACATGAAATATGGACATAAGGTGTTGGAAATGGCTAAGGAAGCTGGTGGGGATTCGAAATTACAGAGATATTTGAAAGGCGAAGTAATAAAGCTGATCAAAGATCTCAAGATTTAGGAGAATCGCATGCTAGACGTAATTAAACCATTGCTAGATAGCGATCTGGTTAACGAAGAAACTAGAACAGAGATCCAAGAAGCTTGGAATTCTAAACTAGAAGAAACGCGTGATCAGGTTCGTGCAGAGCTCCGTGAGGAATTTGCACAACGTTATGAACATGACAAACAAAATATGGTTGAAGCGATTGATCGCATGGTAACAGAAGGTCTAACTACAGAGTTACAAGAAGTGAAAGCTGAAAAAGCTCAGTTAGTAGAAGACCGCGTTAAGTTTAACGTATCAATGAAAGAAAACGCATCTAAATTTAATAACTTTATGGTTACTAAATTAGCGGAAGAAATCAAAGATCTTAGACAAGACAGAAAACAACAAAGTGCTACAGTTGAAAAACTAGAAGCATTCGTTGTTGAAGCATTAGCTACAGAAATTAAAGAATTTGCACAAGATAAACAAGACGTTGTAGAAACTAAAGTCAAACTTGTTGCAGACGCTCGTCAGAAACTAGAAGAACTTAAAACTAAGTTCGTTACAGAATCTGCAGAGAAAATGACTAATGCAGTTGCCAAGCACTTGAAAGCAGAACTCTCTCAGTTGCAAGAAGATATCAAAGTTGCTCGTGAGAACAGCTTTGGACGTAAGATATTTGAAACATTTGCAAGCGAATTTGCTGGTACTCATTTAAATGAGAACGCAGAAATCCGTAAGTTGATGTCAACTATCGAACAAAAAGATCGACAACTAGAAGAAACAACCAAAGTACTCGACGAAACTACTAAGTTGGTTGAGTCAAAAGAACAAGATATTCGTATTATTAAAGATTCTAATAAGCGTACAGCAAAATTAGATGAGCTTTTAAGTCCGTTAAACGATGAAAAAGCAGAAGTTATGCGAAATTTATTAGAAAGTGTGCAAACTAAGAAATTAGATGCCACTTTTAACAAGTATCTCCCAGCGGTGCTTAACGAGAATGTAGTGAGATCTAACAAGACACCACTTACAGAATCTGTTAAGGAAGTTACTGGGGATAAATCCATGCCAGTTGAGTATAAAGAAGAAGATAGCAATATCATCTCTTTAAAAAAGCTAGCAGGAATTTAAGTACCGACATTAGGAGAAATTAGATATGTCAAATGAACTACTTGAAAGCCGTTGGGGTGAGACCAAAGACGCATTATTAGAAGGTCTACAAGGCTCTAAACGCAATTCAATGAGTGTTATTTTAGAAAATACAAAAAGACACTTAGCAGAAGCATCAGCCGCAGGCACAACAACAGCTGGTAACGTAGCTACACTTAACCGTGTAATCCTACCTGTAATCAGACGTGTAATGCCGACAGTTATTGCAAACGAATTAGTTGGTGTACAACCAATGACTGGTCCAGTTGGACAAATCC